AATCGAAGGAACCCTATCCGCCCGGTTTTTGCTGGAGAACCCAAAAACCAAGAGATGAGCGGACAGGGCTGGTCAGGGAGACCAAGGCAAAGGTATCCCTATTCCGATTGTATTTCAGTTTTTTTTCAACGAAACTCGGCCCCATGGCAGACTCACGCACCAAGGGAGCCGCTTTCGAGCGCGACATCGTCAAGCGAATCAATACATTCGCCGACGATTACGACCTTGGTTTCACCTGCAAACGCAACCTCGACCAATATCAGACCTCTGATCTTTGCGACATCAGGATTCCGCGGCACTCGATTGAGTGCAAGGCGTACAAATCGGGCTGGTGGTTTCAAACCGCGTGGTGGAAACAGGTCTGCGAGGCGTGTGGCGACGATATTCCCGTCTTGATTTACAAATTCAACAACAAACCGATACGAGTTTGTATACCTTTGTACGCAATTAACGAAAATTTGCCGCGAGATAACACTCGAACAGCGGTTATCACGCTTGATGAGTGGTTTGAGCTGCTCAAATCGTCGTTTTCGGGTCAAATGGAGGCTGCGTAGTGGGTTTTCTGAGACGCCTAATCAAAAAAGCGCAAACCGATAAGTTTGGTTTTTACAGCCAAGCTGAAGAAATCGCGCTGAACGCGCCTCAGAAGAAAATGCGGGGTGATGATGCGCGTCGCATGTTCATCAAAAACGGTGTCACGAAGCAAGAGCTGCAAGATTTAGGTTTGGACGACCTTTTTCGTCAAGATCGAGTGACACAAGACGAGATTTTGAAGGTTATCGAAGAAAACAGGATAGAGTTTACCGCAACAGAGTATAGAGGCTCAGCGCCAAGCAATATAGGCTTCGACACTGACGTCTTGAGCTTCGAAGAGGCCAATCAAGGTCTTTTTGTTGAGTTGGATGATGGAAGAAAACTGACATATTTTCCTTTTCGAGAGGCTCGAGATGGCCGTGTTGGCGTTTTTGCGGATCGAAACGCCCTTAAGGCTCCCGGCTTCGGCCCTGATGAGGTTGTTGGAGTGTTGGATACTGGCCCAGACACGACAAATTTCGCGTTTGTAGAGGAAGTTACCGAAGGAATGCCCGTTTTCCGAGAAGGAAGCACTGACGTCATCGGGCGCGTCAAAAAAGAATTTGATCCTGAGTCAGCTCGAATCACAGAAATTTTGGAAGACGAAGACTTAGCACGGGACGCTCTGAGCGTAGGCTATAACAGAAACGAAAACATTCTCAGCTACATCATGGATGAGAATAACGAATCAATCCGTGACTTTCTCTTTGAGGGCGCGAGCCTAGATGTCTTAGATCGCACTGACAAAGATATTTTGTACGATGCTGCTTATTTTCAAATGGAGCAGCAGTATTTAGACCAGCCGCTAGAAAAAGTCACGGCAACCGTGGACGGCAATCCAACGCCTTACTCTATGGTTGGTAACGAGGAAGATGGGTTTGCATTATCAGGGTTAAGCGATCCTGTTTTACTTCGAGAGGGGCGAGAATTCTTGAATTTAGGGGTTCCGAGCCTACAAGAGGCGGAAGTTCAGTTGAGCGCGGCTTTAGGGCGATTCGAAAACATTCGCGAGGGTGACGAGGGCAATCTACGCTGGGAGTCACGAACCCTGCCGGGTGGATCAAACGCTGTAGAGACAGTCTTCGAGCTGAAATTACCAGAATTGCTGTTCAGTGAAGAAATACACTATCCCGACGCGGAAAACCAAGTGTTTCATGTTCGCACCAAAGATAGGTTAGATAAAAACGGCAATCTGATTCTATACGTCGAGGAGTTTCAGTCGGATTGGGGTCAAACAGGGCGGCGTGAAGGATTTATTGACCCCGAAACCATTGAATACGCTGAGTCAAAAGCGAAAGACGAGTTCGAAGGTCTCTTTGATATCTACGAAGGGATAAAGGCAAAAAACAGTTTCAGGTTGCCCGGCTTTATTGATCAAACCGTCAGAGCGTTGAGTGAGCCATATAATATAAGGGACGTTTCACCCGCTGACAGCGTGAAGTTCGGCATTCGTTCCAGATCGATGGAAAGAATCAAAAGTGCTTTAGACGATTATAAAAAAGACATCACCGCGTTGGCGAAACAATATCGTAAAGACGCCATCGTTGCGAGCTTCTCGGAAAAAGAAAAAAACAATATTCTGAAAAACATTTATCGTGGAGCTTACTTGAAAGGTCAAAGAAGCCAAAACTTCTATTTACCTGAGCCACTCAAACGCGAATTGTTGCAAGCCGAGCAAGGGCCACTTAATAGTCCTTTAGAGGCGAACCAGACGGTAGTAAGAAAAATCATATCCGATTACGTTGACGGAGACGATTTAGAGGGGATAGACAAAAAATTAGCTGAATTTTCTTCTGAAATGATCGCTGGCACTACTCTGCCCGAAGTGAATGAGTTCACCCTTGAGGCGAAGCGACGACTTCTCAGCGGTTTCGGTGCCGAAAGTCTGGGACAGGTGCAAAGGATACTGAAAGCAGACGCCGCAGAAGATATCGCAGTTACCTTAGAGCTTGAGGGTATGCCGAGAGACGCGATAGCTCGCTTGGAAAAAGCCTACAACAATTTTTCCACAGACGAGAAAGCAAAGAAGGGCGCAAAAATGCTCAGCCCTTACACTACATTTGTAAAAAAAGCGCCGTTTGTTACCGACACTGAAAGCTGGAACAACTTAGGCATGAAATATATTTTTGATAGAGCGGCTAGAGAAGGGTATGACGGCGTTTCTTTCACGCCCGGCGAAGTTCAAAAGAATCGATGGGACAATCCCGGTTTGATTGGCGCTTACGATGAACAAATACCATTTTCTATCAAAAGAATTTTCAACCCCTCTGAAACAACGACAGGCAAACCCAAAGGTAAGACAATTACGGTTGAAGACGAAGACGGTATCGAACATACCAGCAGAGTTTTCTACTTAAACGAGAGCACGAAAGACGGCCAAACGATAGGTCAAAAAGCGGCAAAAAGACGAGGGATGTACACGATTCCCCCAGTCGGGTTGCTTAGCCTGCAAATGTTGCCAGCGGAGAAAGCCCAAGCGGCAGAGGAAGAGCAAAAAGTCAAAGAACTGGAGCGCACTTTCCCTGATGCGCCAGAAAGAGTGGGTCGCACCAGATCAGGAATGCCGAGATCCGAGCAAAGCTCAGGCATTCTCGGCGCTCTACGCGGTGCAGGTGAAGTAGCTTATGAGGGCTTGTCTGACTTCGTAATCGAACCGCTTATTGGCATGAGCGGGACGGAGGCTGCATTCGAGATGGGTGCCACACCAGAAGAGGCAGAGGAAGCGCGAAGAAAAGCGATTGCAATGGTCGATTTCGAGACTTCATCGCCTACTGGGAGACGTTACAAAGAGTCGTTAAGAAGCGGTTTGGGCGCTCTAGGAGAGTATCTGACGGGTCAGAGCCAGAGGGGTCGCACCCGATCAGGTATGCCGCTTGGCCCCAGTCGCGACCCCCTTCAGTTCTTGTATCAAGAAGTAGTAGATCCTGCATCAGAGGCTGTCGTAGAGGGTGCTTTGGGTATCATTGGCCTCGACCCGAGAGACACACCACAGATGGAGCGAGTTCGTAAAGAATCGGCAAAACCTGCTGTGGAAGCGTTTATTGGCTGATTGACAACACAGGCTATTGGGCCACCTTCACAAACTCCGCGGTCACCTTTACCTCGACTTCCTCGTCTAGGTGAAGGGCTTCTAGGATCACGTCTTCGATCAGGTCTTCTAGCACATCAAGGTCTACCAGCGTCTTTACGCTCACCTCCGCGATCACTGTCATTTTGCGCATTGATCCCCCGCTCTTTTTTCCACAGGCGGATAATGTAGTCGGCTTCTGGCCCTGCGTCATGCTGCGAGTCGAGTACATGGCGGTATAGCTTCATCGCTTTGTCGCTGTTCACGTCGAGCATCATGCGAAACGCGGCCATGTCGAGCGTTTGAAAATATTTATCCATAGCTTTAACTGAAAAGAAGTTGTTGAACGGACGGGTTGTGCGAAGAGTCGTATCTTTTGTTCTCGCCTTTTGGGTAGGGAAGAATTTTGTAGGATAAGTTTTTCATCATCACTTTCTTTTGCTTTTTTGTGCCCAGAAGATAAAAGTACCTGTGTTTCCTTGGCCTTTCTTTGAGATACAGCCTGTCTCCATACTTTTGTCTGAGCAAGGTGTGTTTATCGATCCCTTTGGTTTTGTCGTAGCGACCAACGCTGTCGCCAATTGACGCATGGTGAAGATGCTCAAGACCCTCTACGGCGTAGTCGCTAAACTTGCTGCTTAGTCCTGTATACAGCCAGTTGGTGGCTTGATAGATGTAACCGCTATGGTTTTGCGAAGTGTCTGCGTAGCTCACAATCACATGCGGCTTAGCGAGGTTCTTGAGACACTGAGAAACAAAAAAAGAAAGCGTATTGCTTGGCAATCCATCGTTTACGACCAGCCTGTTTAGCTCAAGGAAGCAATCCTCATACAAGCCATTAAAAGCCCCTTTGACAAGCGTGTGGCTCATAGGCTTGCCGAAGCTGCAAACCCCTGACAAGACATTTTCAACATACAGGCCGAAAGCGACAGATAAAGATGGCATTCGTTTTGCGTAATGCTTTTGCAAGAACCACTCGGTACATTCCTCTTTTTTTATCGGAATGACCTTCATGGAAGCTCCTCCAACTCAGCCAGCCACCACGCCAGATCCCCAGCCTTGTATTCCTCAAAGGCTTGCTCGACCAGCTCTGGTCTGCCAAGGCGCTCAGCCTCGGCATTGATCGCCGCTCGCTCGATAACCCCGCTCTGCCAGACCTTGTGATCGTCGCTGTATTCGAAATACCAGTCGTGGTTTCGTAGCATGTCAATCAGCGTACTCATAGTCGCTTTCACTTGAGTCATGACGTTTTCAACTCGTCGGGACGCACAGCTTCAGCAGTTGCTCGTGCGATCTGCTTCATGGCTTCAAGCTCTAAAGCCTCATAAAGTTCTGGGCTGCGCTCTTTCAAAATTGAAAGCATTTGCTCACTTTTCTTTTTATAAACAATTCGACTCTTGGGCATTTTTTTCAATTGCTTACTAATCAGTGCGACTTTCTTGGCTGCTGTAAGCACTGAACCGAGTTCTTGAG